CCGTTCTTCGGCCGCCATCGCCGCGGCACCCAACCGCACGCGGTTCTCGAACATCTGATGCGCCTGACTGGCGGATCGCAAGGCTTGCGCCTGCGCTTCCATCGCTCGGGTCACGCGCTGTGCTGCAGCCTCTTCGGCCTCCGCCGCAGCAACCGCCGCGAACTCGCGTTGCCGCGCGGACGCCAGGAGGCGGTCGGCGAGATCGGTGTTGCCTTGGTTCGCGGCAGCTAGCGCGATCGCCTCCACCTTGGCCGCACGCATCTCTTCCTTCGTTTTGCCGAGCGATGCGGCTTCCCGATTAAGCATGCGGATCAGCGCTTCACCTGCTGTTGCCGTCTGGGTCTTCTCGCGGGCGAGCGCGCGTGCTTCGTTCGTCGCGGCCGAAGCGGTTGTACGGAACGCCGAGGCGAGGCCGCCAACGCTCGCGGCGATGGTGTCCGCGGTGTCCTTGACGACAGACAGCTCGCGTTTCGCGCCGGCGCTGAACGCCGCAACTTCGCGCGTCGAGCCGGAAAGGTTGATCATGCCGCCGGAGGCCTCTTCCACGCGTCGAATCTCGTCCAATACGCGGATCGTGCCGGCGTCGAAGAACTGGTAAAACCGCTGCAGTTCGCTGAACGCACCTTGCGTGTCGATCGCGAAGCCGGCGGAAAGGATGCCGTCATCTTCATCCATGATGCTTCCTTTCCACTGGTTTGCAGAGTTACGAGTACGTGCAGGACATCAGCCGAGCACAGCGTCTAGAATTGCGACTTCGGTCGCCTTTTCAGCTTCGGTCACCACGCCCGTCCAAGGGGGCGGACAGGTTTCCTCTTCGCTGATCCGGCTCTGCGCGACATAGGCCAGAGACAGTGCGCGGATAAGGCGGGCCTCCCACGGCGTCAGTTTGACGCAAGTGTTGGTCTGCCACGCTGCGATCTCGACCCAGTTGAGTGGGGTCGCCGACATGCCGTTCGACCCAGTCATGCCCATCTCGGTCCACCGCTCGATCATGTGCGGCAATGGCAGCGGCGGCATCTGCGGTTCGATGCGGTCTTTCTTCAACCGCTCGAGCCGGGAGAGCGCCGTTGCCAGATTGAACGTTTTCGCCCGCGGTGAGTCCGCCGGCGGGCGCGGCGTGGCATTCAGCCACGCCAGGCGCTTGGCGTAGAGGATTAGGGCGCGACTGGCGCGCCCTTGGAGTTTCCCCAGTCAGCCAGATGCTTCGTCACCTGGTTGGCGATGAAACCGAGCTTCCGGTTGCCGTAGACGCCGACGGCCAGATCGCGGCCGGTCTTGTCGCCGAGCGTCAGGTTCTCGAACTCGACGGTCAGGTCTGCGAGATCGTCGGCCGTCTGGCTCAGGCGCTCTTCCGCGGTCATGGCGGTGCGCTTGCCGTCATTGTCGTCCATCCGCTTGAGGAAGCGCTGCGTCTGCTTCGTCTCGATCTGGGCATAGGCCTCGCTGCCGGGGCTGTGCAGCCGGACGCGTACGGGCAGGCGATCGGCGCCGCTATACAGCGGCAGGCCGTCCGCGCCTTTCAGGTGCAGGATGGTGGTGTCGTCGATCTGCTGGGTCAGGATGTCCATGGTGTATTACCTCGCGGGTGTGATGGTGCACCAACCCGCTCCGCACCCGCGACAGCGAGAGCAGGTTGATGCGAAAGGAACCGGCGTCGCGGGCGCCGGGAGGGGGTGGATCAGGCGGGCGCGACATCCTTGACGACCGCGGTGTTGATCTCGATCGCCGGTGCAGCGGTGATGATCGAGTTCGCCGCGCCGATCGTTTCAGGGAAACCGAAAACGCGGCCCTGGAAGAAGCGCAGCGAGCCGTCGGGCTTCGTGACGCGGAACGCGACGAGATCGAGGAACGTCGGTGCCGCAGCGGTCTGGATCAGCGCCTGACCGGCGTCGGCGTCGTCGACCTTCATGTTCGGGCTGAGCTGCCCGTAGTTCGTCGGCCCCTTGTACTTCTCGGTCGGGCCATCGAGCGGCTGGAAGGTCACGACCTCGGTCGTTGCGCCGAAGCCACCAATCGATTCGACGCCACCAACGGTGGTGTACGTCAGGATCTTGTAGGCGGCAGCGGTCTGGGCGGTGGGAACGCCCGCGGAAATGGCGAGTTTCGAACCCGCCGCAGTCGTGGAACTCATGGAAATATTCTCCAGTCAGCGTGCCGGCAATGCCGGCGGGTCAGTCCTGCGGGGCAGGAAAGAGGATCAGCCCAGGGTGGCGTCCAGCGCGGCCTTCTCGGCTTCGGCGGGCGACTTCGGCTGTTCGAGGGAGGCGAGGCCCGCAACGACGTAGTTGGCGATTTCGCCATCGCTCGCGTCGGTGATCTCGGCGCCGCGTTCGAAGAACCGGGTGGTGCCGGCATCCTTGAAATCGCGGGTCGCGTAATGGGCCTTCTTGCCGGTCTTGCTTGCCATGATCGTTCTCCTTCAGGCTGGGGCGTCGTAGGTGACGTAGAAATCTTGGCTCCGCTCGAAGCTGCCGCCGGGACCGTTCAGGTCGGGGCCTGCGCCGGCGGTCAGCACCGCAATGTTGCGGGCGTCGTCATGCGCGGGGAGCGTGACCGTTGTGCAGGTCGTCCGGACCAGCTTGATGATCGCGCGCTGGTCGCGGTAGCTGGCGGCGCGGACGGTGACGGAAACCCGTTCGGTCGACCGCACCATGGCTTCACGGGCGAGCGGCTGGCGATCGACTAGGCTTACTGAGCGGAGCACAAGCGCCGGCAGCGGCGCCCCATCTGCGAGGCGTCCGCCCTTTATGTTTCCCACCTCTACGACCGCGACCACGGCTGCACTTTCGCGCAACAATTCGCTGATGATGGCTACGCCGCTCATGCGTCATCTCCGTCCACGACTAAGCCCGAACGGCGCAGGGCCGCAGTGATATGTTCCTGCGCAGCGGCGACGGCGTCGCGCGCCTTCAGATCGCGCGCAGGCCGCAACCATGGCTCTGCGCGCGCGCCGGGATGGTAGACGGTTGTGCCGACCGGCTTGCCGTTGATCACCAACGTCGCACCCGGTCCGGCCTGACCGTTCTTCGCCGCATCGGCATCGAGCTTGTTGATGCGATTGGCAGTCCGGCCTTCGGCGAAAGCAGGGTCGACGCTGATGAAGTGGGCGCTGGTGCCATATTCCAGCCAGGTGCCGAGAGCCCGCGGCCAACCCTCTTTGACCGTGATTCGTACCGCGATCTCGTCGTCGCGCTCCTTGACCCGACCGACGACGATTCCCTCGCGAACGGCATCCGACGCCACGCGCTCTTTCGCATCCGCAGCGATCACGTTGGCGCCGACGCGCGCCGCGCCGCGCAGGATGCGGCGGACCTTATCGGGTACAGCAGCGCGGCGCCGAAGCTCCGCGTCACGCCCTTTTAGGGTCGGCATCAGGCGGCGTTTCCGGCCGAGCTGTAATCCTCAACCATGAACTCTAAGCCGTCGCGACGCCCCATCTCCGCGGGGCCGGCGACGATCTGCATAATGCGGCCGTCGAGGACGAAACGCATGCTCGCGGTGACATCGTCCCGGTAGCGCATGCGAACCCGTGCCGGCCGCGAGGCGACGTTGATACCGTCGGCAAGCTTCTCGGCTCGGCTCGGTAACGCGTCCTGCACGCTTGCCCAGACGGTATCGACAGCGACCCAGGCGCCCGAACCGGCACCGTCGAAAGCCTCATCTGCTTCCGGACGCTCGATCACGAGCCGGCGATCCAGCTTGCGCGCATCGAGCGCCATCAGCCGATCACCGGTGTGCGGTACTGGGCATCGATCAGCATCGTGACCGTCGCCGGCACGTCGTCGATCGACCCACCGTCGAACAGATGCTTCATCAGCATCAGCGCCGCGATCTGCAGGGCGGGCGCTTCCGTACCGACGTCGTCGTAGCCGGCGTCGAACGTAACGGTCACCGCCGCGGCGCGATCGGCTGTGACCGGCCACTGGCTGCCAAATGCCCGAACGATATGCGCTCCGGACAGGCGCCAGATCCCTGTGCCGCTGGTGGGAAGGCCGGTTGCATTGACATAGGATACCGACGCGACGTCCCGCACCGGTTCGCAGGGCAACCGGAGGACGTCGTCAAAGCCGTCGAACATCGCCACCCATTGGCGGCGCGCGAGCGACCGCTTGGTGTGGCGTTCGACCCAATCGAGAGCCGTTAGGCGGAATGCGCTGAGCAGTGCCGCCTGATCGCGGCCCGGCTTGATGTACTGATCGACCAGCG